TCATTGATGTGAAGGACGTTATCAGAGATCCCAAAGGTGTCCCGGTCCCCGACGACATCGCGGCACAGTTGATGATGATGTTCCAAGCAGTCGATACGTTGCAGACTCAGGATGAACTCTCTTCATTCATGGAGTTCGTGGAGCGTATTCGTTCGTCCGAGGTTCAAGCGGTGTTCTTCACCATGATGATGCGCAACCCACGCTCGATCAAACTCGCACGTAACAACGCGAAGATCGGTGAGTGGGCGAAGAATAATCACGAGTTGTTGTGAGTTCGGGATCGGGGTTCCCGGTTATTTCCCGGTCGGGAATCCCGAGTGTTAGTGTCCATCGTCAGGTGGAAAGTTAATTAATCAAGTAGAGGATAGTATGTCTAGTCAAGAAACTTTGCTCAAGCAAGCGCACATCGCGCTGATGAAGCACCCACAAACTGCACTGTACGCAGGTGTCATGCTGATGGGAGAGAGCGCCGTGGAAGATGGTAACTTCACGGCTTATACCGATGGTGTCAATAAGAAGTATTGCCGTCAATTCCTAGAGAAGATCACGAGCGGTCCCAAGCGTCGCGGTCTGGTCTTGCACGAGAACCTGCACGTAGCACTCAAGCAGTTGCCGCGTCATCTGGATCTCTTCAAGGAGAACCGCAAGCTGGCGAATATGGCAGCAGACTTTGTGGTCAACGACATCATTTACAACATTACCGGAACTATTGGTAATACACCCGAGCGTATCGTCGAGCTACCTGACGGGGCGTTGTATGACTCGATGTTTCACGACTGGTCTGTGCGTCAGATCTGGGATCATTTGAAGAAGCAGAATCCTCCTCCACCCCCACGTGGAAAGGGAGATAAGCCATGCGACGAAGGGAATCCCGCTCCGGGTGGTGGCTCAGGCGATGAGCCTGCTGATGGTGAGAGCGAGGAGTCGGACAAGATCATCATCAATGGTAATGAACTCAAAGAAATTCCCAACAATGGAGACTTCGATGAGCATGACTTTGAGAAGTTGGTCGAAGGCATGGACCCTGAAGATGTGAAGAAGTTGGGCGAAGCAATAGATAAAGCTCTACGTGAGGGTGGAATGTTAGCTGGTCGCATGGGCGGTAAGATGCCACGCGCTATCAGTGATCTTCTTACGCCAAAGGTAGATTGGAAAGATGCGTTGCGCGATGTCGTGTCGTCATCGATCCGTGGCAAGGATGAGTTCACTTGGCGTCGGCTGAACAAGCGTCAGTTGGTCAATGACTTGTACTTGCCAAGCATCGAGAACGAGACTGTAGGTGAGGTGGTGGTAGCTATCGATACGTCGGGATCTATCAGCGGTGACATTCTTACGGCGTTTGCGACAGAACTGGCATCTATCTGTGATCTGTGTGAACCAGAAAAGGTTCGTGTCTTGTGGTGGGACACGCACGTGCATGGCGAGCAGATCTTTGAGGGCAACTACATGGGGTTGGCGAAGATGCTCAAACCTGTGGGTGGTGGGGGTACTCGTGTGGGCTGCGTTAGTGATCACATCGTCAAAGAAAGAATCAACGCAGACTGTGTGATTGTTTTTACTGACGGCTACGTCGAGTCTTCGTTTCTGTGGGATGTCATCCCGCCAACCCTCTGGATGGTAACTGAGAACACATCGTTCCACCCCCCGGTGGGCAAGAAAGTAATGATCAACAACGACTGAGGAGTTTAGAAATGTCTGTACAGAAATTAATCTACGGTGAGTTCACAACGGACTCACTCATCACCGCTCTCACCAACGACACGGTGTTCCCGCTCATCCGTGAGTTACATCATCACTATGGTTTGAAGGTGTTAGAGCACAAACACAAGTATCAGCGCGTCGGTCCAGAAACTTCTGCTACTACGTTTTATCTGGTTGAGAAGAACGGATTCGCGCAGGGCCACGTGTACGCATGGGAGGAGGACGCGAAAACCCACTACGCGTACTACACGCCGTTTGCATCTAAAGACCGTGGCAAGTCTGATTTTCATCGTCAGACTTGGACTAGCTACAAACTATCTTCGTTGATGGGTGCGTTGAAGAAAGGCGGTGTTATCAAGCCCGATCTAGCGGTCAGCAAACTCAGGCGAGCGGTGGACGGGCTAAAGCATCAAACAGAAGGACACTTCGGTAAAATTTATAAACCTACAGATCCGTTCTCTGGCGACGAAGTTCACCAGATGTTGAAGACCATCCTACTCGGAGCGCCGTTGTTCGTAGATAGAAGTAAATGTCAAACAGCACTTGACAAATACAACGAGATCGATTCTAATCTGGTTGAGAGGAACAAAGAGATCACTAGGATGTTCGATAACACGTTCTATCTCATCGCGGCAGACAGGCGTGGTCATTGCATGGTGGGTACGGTTAAACGCGGCAAACGTGAGGGTATTGATCCTCATCAAATCGAGATCGTGCAGAGCTTCCAGCGCGTGTCCCAAGACACTCTCTATAGTACTTACCCGGACTTGGTTCCGATCTTAACTATGGCGAAAGTCGCTTACGAGGGGAGTGGATACCACATGATCACACCGTTTATGCCCCAAGTTGACAAGTACGACGAGAACTTAGATGTCGCGCTTTACTATCCTAAGTCTGTCTCGGAGTATCACGAACAATGGATGATGATTCCGATTGGGTGGTTATAAATTTAAATGAAGACTCTACCGTGTCAGTAAGATTTGTACGTCTAAGCCCAGTCGTGCATCCGACCGACTGGTCGTTAATTAGAGTTCCACTGCACCGTGAAGAGGGAATTTATACGGTTCACGTGGGTGACAATTTTACACGAACGTATACGGATGAGACGCTGCCGGATTTGATTAAGATGAGATTGGCTATGATTCTCGCAAGTCATCAGTATGTTGTCAGAGATGTAGAACTACTCAAGGCTGAACTGTATGTGAATCATGGACCCGTAGATCTACACGACATCGGCTGGCAGTCGTCGGATTCGTATTTTTGTTTAGTGATACCAAAGAAAGACTTGGAGGAAATGAAAGGTGACACCCGAAGCGAAAGTTAAGGCGAAGATAAAGGAAGTCCTGAAAATGGAAAGAGTTTATTATGCGATGCCAATAGGTACAGGGTGGGGAAACTCAGGCGTACCTGATTTCTTGTGTTGTGTTAATGGACGATTCTTAGGGATCGAAGCGAAGGCAAACGGTAACAAACCTACCGAGTTGCAAAAGAAGAATCTGATGGATATTGAGTTGAGCGGAGGTTATACCGCAGTCATCAACGAGAACGCGTCAGATCTACAGTACCTTGTTGAGTTAATTAAACAGTTGAAGGAGTTGCGTCATGGATGATAAAGAATTGGAGTCTCTGCGAGATCTATATGCAGGGTTGGCTATGGTCGGTTTGATATTAAAAGGTGTTTCTAGAGATAACCTAGCTTTTCTTGCGTATGATTTTGCAGATTCCATGCTAGAAGAACGTACCGGCAAAGGTATCGTTTCCGTTAAATCGCCCATTCCAGAAGGGGAATAAAGTGGCTAAAGTAAGTACTCTTAATCGCGCAGTTAGACTGCTCACGAAAGATCCGTTTATGTCGGTAGACGAGTTCACCAAGAAGATGAAAGTCAATAGCAAGGCTTATGCGTATATCTTACGTAGTAAGGCGCGGGCGCTCATCCCGAAGGCTGACATCGAAGTGGCGGCAAACGAGTTTGATACCACGCCAACTACAATTACTCTTCCACCCGAAGGTGAAAAGAAAACTATGACGATCCCGGCGTTTACGGTCCCATCGTTTTTACGCGCAGACGAGGTGAATAATCCCCCACACTACACGGTTGGAGGGATTGAGACCATCGACTTTATCGAGGCGAAGGGTCTGGATTACAACTTAGGTAACGTAGTCAAGTACGTTAGTAGAGCGGACCAAAAGGGGAATAAACTCCAAGATCTGGAGAAGGCCCGCTGGTATCTTGAGCGAGCAATCAGCAGTTTAGTTTAATCGACCGGGGCATGGGTTCGCTCATGCCCCTTTTTTGTGACTGTACTAGCCGCTATCTGATGTTTATAACTTTAGACTTTGAGACATTCTACGACTCGAAAATCAAGCTCGGGTTCAAGCATCAAACAACAGAGGAATACATACGTGATAAACGCTTTGAGGTGATTGGAGTCGGTGTCAAGTTTGACGGGGGGGAGGCCAAGTGGGTCACCGGGACCAAAGACGAGATTGCTAAATATCTATCCACCCTACCGTGGAACGATAGTACAGTCCTGTGCCACAACATGTTGTTTGACGGGGCGATCCTCAGTTGGATATATGGCATCAAACCCAAGGCGTTGCGCGATACGTTGTGCATGGCGCGGGCGCTCCACGGAGTTGATGTCGGGGGTTCGCTTGCCTCACTAGCGTTGCGCTATGGGATCGGGGTCAAGGGCGATGAGGTGGTGGCTGCGGAGGGCAAGCGTAGGCTCGACTTCACCAAAGAAGAACTTGATGAATACGGGCGGTATTGCGTGAACGACGTAGACCTGACCTACAAGTTGTGGGGCCTGTTGTCTGAAGATTTTCCTCAATCAGAACTAGATCTGATCGACATGACGATACGCATGTTCACGGAGCCTGTGCTAACCGTGGACGATCAGATGCTTGAGGATAGACTAGACATCCTCGCGTTCGACAGACTCTTCCTGTACAAAAAAATTGGTAAGGTGATTAAGGTCGAAGACCCAGTAGAGGTCATGAAGAAACTCAATAGCAACAAACAATTTGCAGACGTTCTCAAATCATTGTTCGACATCGATCCGCCGATGAAGATAAGCCCGACGACGGGCAAGCCCACGCTCGCGTTGGCGAAAAAGGACGAGGGCTTCCTTGCACTACTAGAGCACGAGAACGAGGAAGTGCAGATGTTGTGCGCGGTCAGGCTCGACACCAAGTCCACCCTTGAAGAGACAAGATGCCAAAGATTCTTAGACGTTGCCAAGCGCAACCGAGGGCGCATTCCCATCCCCCTGAAGTACTACGGGGCGCACACAGGCCGGTGGTCGGGTACGGACAAGGTGAACTTCCAGAACCTTCCGTCAAGAGATAAAAAGAAGAAGACACTCAAGAACGCTATTTGTCCGCCAGACGGGTACATGGTCATCAACTGTGACTCTTCCCAGATTGAGGCACGGATACTCGCGTGGTTGGCTGGTCAGGATGACGTAGTAGAACAATTTGCCAAGGGCGAGGATGTGTACTCGATCTTCGCTACTGAGGTCTACAACACGCCAATCACCAAGGCCAATCCCGAAGAGCGGTTCGTCGGTAAGACTTGCATTCTTGGGCTAGGTTACGGCACAGGTGCGCCTAAGTTGCAACACACATTAGCCACGGCGCAACCCATCAGCGTCAAACTAGACGAGGAAGAGTGTAAGCGGATCGTCAACATCTACCGCAAGAAGAACGACACCATCGTCAAGCTATGGCGCGAGGGTGACAAGATGCTCGACGGTCTGTACACGTGGGACGACGAGAGCATACCGTTTGACTATGGCGAGCATGGTGTGGTCAAGGTCGATAAAACTGGTATCAGGTTACCCAACGGCTTGTACATCCGTTATCCAGAACTAAATAAAAAGACAGACGAAGGCAAGACGCACTATGTCTACAAGTCACGCCGAGGGGAGATCCCACTATGGGGTGGATCAGTAGTTGAGAACGTGGTGCAAGCGTTGGCAAGAATAGTCGTGGGCGAACAGATGCTGGCTATTCAGCGTCGCTATCGAGTGGTGCTAACTGTCCACGACGCGGCGGTGTGCGTAGTACCGGAGGCCGAAAAGGACGAGGCGTTAGCATATATCGTCGAGTGCATGTCAACCCCTCCCGATTGGGGCAAAGATTTACCGATTACCTGCGAAGCAAGTGTTGCATATAGCTACGGAGAGTGTTAATATGTCTACTTGCGTTGGACAAACGGAATCTGTATGAACTACACGTGGTCGTTCTCTTCCCTTAAAGATTATGTTAACTGCCCAAGGCAGTACCATGAGATAAAAGTATTAAAGCGGTTCCACAAGCGTCCCACGCCCGAGATGACCTACGGAAACGAGGTACATAAGGCGATAGAAAATTACGTCAAGGACGGGTCCGAGCTTGCCAAAAACTACCAACAGTTCAAGCCCGTACTTGATGTGCTTGTAGACATGGATGGGGAGAAGTTCCCCGAACATAGGATGGCTCTGGACCGAGATGGCAACGCGGCACAATACTCAAAAGATTATTGGGTCAGAGGTATTGTTGACCTGCTGGTCATCAACGGTGACAAAGCGCACATCGTTGACTACAAGACTGGCAGTAACAAGTACGCTGACTCAAAACAATTAAAGCTGATGGCGCTGATGACGTTCGCGCACTTTCCAGAGGTTCAGCATATCAACGCGGCGTTGCTCTTCATTGTCAAAGAAAGTTTCTTGGAAGAAGAATACAAGCGCGAGGACATTGACGAGTTGTGGGGTTACTTCACTGGTGATCTCACCCGCTTGCGTATTTCGTACGAAGCAGATATTTGGAACCCAAACAAGACGCCATTGTGTGGATGGTGTCCGGTCATTACTTGTGAGCACTACAAGGACAGGAGGTAATCGTGGATAAAGGCGAAGCGTGGAAAAAATGGTGGATGGAAATGCACGGGCATAACATGCCGATGGGTGGGTATCATCCGATGGAAGGATTTATTTACGACGCGTTCACGGCAGGATGGGATGCGGCAGATAAGCAATCTCAAGTTGAGATTACGCATCTCAAGGAA